TTAAATGCCAATATAAATCTACCAGCATTAGAAGACCCACTAAACTTTTCTTGTATGTTTTGCTCAATCAAACTTCTTTGTTCTTCTGTAGGAACACCATTATTAAAGTTTATAAGCATGCTTGGTGCAAGACCATTTTGTATGTTATTTATATGGTAGTTCGCTATCTCTTCTTCTAATTCGGCATACTGTAAACCTCCTTGATAATCTACTGGTGAATAGTAATAAAAACCAGCTCTATAAGGTTTAATATATAGTATTTCTAATCCTGCATTACTTGTGCCAAAAGCAGGTATTCTTTTAGGACTTAGCTTAGATGTAATCTCTGACCAATCTTTTGCATAGTAATAGCCTTGTATTTGACCTTTGTTGTTTGCTTTCTCTGCCCTTAACGTCTCTACAGGTATATGTTCTACTTGCACAATCTTTTTTCTGTCCTTAGAATAGATTATTTGAAGTGCAGCTTGACCCATCATTTTATAGTCATAGCATATTTTTTTCATACAGTCCTTAGTAAAGAGTTCCTTCATCTCTTTATAATCCTTTTCATTTTCTTTACTATCAACTGCGTCTAACCCTTTACCATATATCATTTCAGCAATACCATTTATAGCAGCATTATTTGTAGGGCTTCCATTATATCTATTTATTAAATAATTAAAATAGTTGTTATCGTCTCCGTATTCTACCCAATCTCTATTGTATTGTTCTTTGATTTCAGGTCGTGTATAAGATGACATATTAACTATATGTATCTTTCCCTTTTCTGCTTTTGGCAACGGTTTACTATTATATCTTTTTTTTGCCATTTTATTTACTTTTCTCATATTATTACAAAATCGTTATCGTATGTGTTTTCTGTAGTGTATTCTCCAGAGTGTACATCAAAGGTATTAAAATTAGTTTGGTCTGTGCAAAAAATAGAGCCTCTATATATAATTACAGCACCATTTTTAATTGCAAATGAATAAAATCTACCTTCTACTAATGAAAAACTACCTGTAACAGTCATATACCCATTTGAATTAGTTACAGAAACACTAACAGTACTTTTAGTTCTTTTAGATTTATCAGTTAGTTCAAACGTAACTGAGCTTTGTGCACTTCTGGGAATTACCTTAAAACTCTGAGCACCTGTTGATGTTGTTAATACTACCATATTATAAGTAACAAATAATTGCTAATTTGTTTTCATAAAAAAAGGGATACCGTAGCATCCCTTAATTTAACCTAATTAAATTTAGTTATTATGAATTAGTACCTTCCGTAATAGTTACAGTTCCAGTTAATCCAGCAAATTCACTGAATGGGAATGTGGCAGAAGTGCTATCAACACTCATAAAGTTAGCTGGTTTTCTTTCCATGCCACTTAAAGTTAAAGTATATCCGCTTAAATCTCCCATAGCAGCTCCAGTAACAACTGTTCCACCAGAAACATCAGCTCCATGCTCTAATCCCATTAAAAATACATTTCCATTATAATCTTCAACAGCAACATGAGGTCTTCCGTAAGCTAACATTTTTAATTCTTTATTGTCTTCTTTAGAAAGTTTATGTAGTGTTAAATTTAATGTTTGTTCAAAGAATGTAGTTCCATTTTCTCTTGATGATGTAATATTTTGTTCAAAAGACGAGTTTCCTTTAACTTCATACTTATATGCTGTTAAATTGTTACTGCCGTCTCCTGTCATATTAGTAACTTCGTCATCTGTTTCACTAACAGTTCCCAAATCACCAAAGTCAACAAAATATATATTTTTTATACCACCAACTACATCTTTACAAGGTTCTTTTCTACCTATATTTAGTCCACAAGCCATAGTTTATTATTTTTTATAAAAAAAGGGTAAGTAGGCATTTACCCACCTACCCTAATTTTTGGTTAATTTAATTTATTAAGAATATAGTACAATGTCAGACCCTATTCCGTACTGAACTCCAGCAGTAAATCTCATAACAACTCTTACGTTTTGAGAACCATCTAGGTCAGCCATATCGATTAACTTAACTTCGTTGTGGTCAGATAAAAGACCTGTTCCGAAGAATAAGTTAGATTTTTCAGCAGCAACAGCTTTGTTATCTCCAAGTCCGTTAGCAACAAATAATTTTACACCATCAAAAGACAATGCTCCGTTTTGCCACCACATAGTACCTTGATTAGATACACCGTTTGCTCCAATGCTAGATACGTTTTCACTTCCAGCAGCATTTTCTAAGATTCCAAATCCTCCTAGTGCTCTTACATAAGCTCTAGCAATATTTTGAGATACATAGATGTATAAATCTTCTTTTCCGTATAAAGCAGAAGGAATAGCGTCAACTATTTTTCCTAGCTCTCCGATTACGTTAGCAGAAGTTACAGTACCAGCAGCAACGTCAATAACGTCACCATCAGCACCTAATAAAGTTGTAAATCCATCAAACTCACCAGCGTTAGCGTCAACACCAGACCAGATATTGTTTTCTGTTTTTTCAGCAACTAATCCAGAAACATGACCGATTAAATAGTCACTAAATTTTGGAGGTAGATTGTCAAAAGCAGAATATCCCATAGATACAGCTTCCCAGTCACTTCTAAAGTCTTTCTTACAAAGCTCTAGGTTTACTTGGAACTCTTCTGGTTGAAGGATTCTTTCGGTTAATGTAATAGTTGCAGTATCAGTAAAATCACAAGTTGCATCTTTGATTACGTTAGAATCAGTAGCAATTTTTTTGATTACTTCTTTGAACTTTACATTTGGTTTAATTTCAATACCACCTCTGTCAAGTGTAACACCTGATAATAAAGCAGCAGAAATGTACTTGCCTGCAAATTCGCCAGCATAAGTACTTGTAATTGATGTAGTAGTAGCCATTTTTTAATTAATTTTAGTTTTAGTTTTATTTTAAATTAGCAATTCTGTTCATTACTCTATCTCTAGTGCTCATTATTTTGTTTTGACCAAAAGATTTAAAGTTTTGTTTTACTTCCCCTTCAGGGTTGTGTGCGATTGGTTCTGAAGCTGGTTCAGCAGATAACTTCTCTATTTCTTTTTCCATAGATAGTTTTTCTTCTTTGTAACCTAATTTCATTTCTTCAATCATACCTTTTAATTCTGAGATTTTAGAATCAAATTCGTCTTTACTAACGTATTTCATTTCATCCATCTCAATTTCTTCAGAGGCTTCCTCTATTACAGGAACTTCCTCTTGTAACTCTTCAGAAACAACTTCTTCAGAAGACAACTCCTCTTTTACTTCTTCTTGACAAGCAAGCTCAGTAAGTTCTTGAGATAATTTTTCTTCTTCTTTAACTTCTTCCGAAAGATTTACTTCTTGATTCACCTCAACTTCTTTTACTTCATCTTTTTTAACTAGTGATAGTTTTTCCATGATGTCGTTCAAAATTGATGTAGCTTTAGTGTTTTCCATAAATTTCGATTTATAAATTAATTTATCTTAACTAATTAACTGTATATAAAAACCTTGTTAGATTTTTATGCTTTTTTCTGTATTATGAACCACTCAACACCATCTGACCATACTTGTATGCCTTCATATTCTATATTGATAACATAAGCGTCTGTAGAGCCGTCTAATGTTTCAGAATTTGTAGGTGTTAAATTTACCCTTGTACTAACAGAAAATCCTCCATTAGAAATAAATCTCATTAATCTATTAGCATTATCTGCTGCTGAAGGCAAATTTAATGTAGCATTTCCAGCTCCACCAGACCAAGTTAATCTAATAAGCATAGATTTATCATAAGTTGAATCGGATAAGTTAACAGTAGAACCATCACTCATAGTAATAGCTGTAGGAATTAAATAGTTCTCTAATTGATATACTTCAGCTTTTTTAGTTTCGCTTCCTTCTACTACAGCCAATAAATCATCTTCTTGTATGGTTGTAATTGCTGTTAATTGTGATATTTTTTTACTCATTGTTTATAATTTTATATTTTGACCATTTTCTTGTAATATATTTCCTCCTGATTCTAACAATAAAACACCTACACCTGATATTCTTCCTACACCTTGACTTCTTAAAGTGCCATCACAACACTTTCTTGAGTATGTTCCATCTTTACACATACAACCTCTTCTGCCACCACTTGGAACAGCGTTTCCTACAGTTTCATTTGTTTTTTTCATTTCTTACTGCTTTTAGGATGTTTAGTTGGCAATAAATCATAATCAGTAGTGTATTTAGCATTTTCTGGTCTTCCGTTTCTTACTAAATACATAAAGGCATTTACTCTAGCGTGTGCCCACTGTGAAGGTGATTTAACATTTGGTGAATGACTTGTGTTGTATGCTCCAAGTCCTCTTTGAAATACTGAAGCTAGCATACCAACAGTTATGCCATAACCTAATTTTTCTTTATACCTTTCATTAAAATCATCTGCTTTTTTCTTCAAAGAAGCTCTATCTTTTTCTGACACCTTAGCACCTCTTTTGCCAGAAGCATCTCCTTTTGCAGTTCCTTCACCTTTAGGATTAGGATTAGGTGTGTCAGATTTAGGTGCTTTAGGGCTTTTTCTTATTGCTCCATCTTCTCCTACTTCTGCTAGTTTGTGTTGTTCACAAGGCATATACCAAGTTTTACCTTCAAGCTCGTGTTCGTGTATTCCTTTACAATCTAAATCTTTTGCCATTTCTTCAGCCTTTTCTTTACTTGAATAAGCTAATCTATCATTTATAATTGCATGGTCTTTATCTACAACCATAGATGCCATTTTTAATTCACCAAGTTCTCTTAGCTTGCCTCTTGACCAGTTTAAACCTGCTTTACCACCCCACAATAAATAAGATATAGTCCCACAAGCTTTACTGTCTCCAGCATCATAATATGTCTCTGCACGACTTAAATATGAGTACATTCTTTTAATTGTAGATACAGATAGTTTTTCTCCTCTAGCTAATTGCTGAGCTCTTACTTTACCTACGCTAGTTGCACATTTATTGTT